CAAGGACGTTTGTAGTGCGTCAATACTGCTGCTTATGCTATCAAGCCCCTCAAGCGTCATGCTAGGCGTAAGCGACTGTCCTAGAAATTCATGTTCCAGATGTATTAATGACCACTTTTGAACGGCATAGTTGTAAACAAGTATTCTGTTAGGCTCACCAGTGCTTTCCCGATTGGCATATGACCACATGACCGTCTGGTTTTCTGGGTCGATTGCCGCGCTAAGGCGATCTATGTACTGAAACTTAAGGTCGTCAAAAAAGAAGTTGTCAACTTTTTCTGCGCCAATCGGAATTGACCGACTACCATCGAAGAAAAAGAAACCATCATCTGCCAGATAAAAAACCTGTGTAGGGCCAAGAGCCGCAACCGAATTTGCATAGTTACAGCCGTGTCCTGTCTCAACCTTTTCAAAGGTAAAGATTAATGGCGACCCAACGTATTGCATTCGTGCAATGGCCTTTTCAAGCAACACAACGCCAAACTCACCGCCGACAAGACCAGTAATATGGCCCGCATCAGCAATGTCTTGAACGTCAGCTTGTGCTGTTCCGACAGTCCAGGCATCAGCATCGTTGATTTGCGACCAGCGAACACGGGAGCGATAAGTTGAACTGCTGTAAGTTACGTTGCCAGTTACAACAAAGTCTCTCACCACTGCCATGTACTTCGCAGCAGGAGCGCCTGAAATAGCTGAAAACGCAGTGTCAGTCCCAACTGTAAATTTTTGCAGCGTGTCACTATCACTACCGCAAGCAATAACGTCGTCGCCAAACTTAACAAACTGCCACTGCTCATTACCAGCAAGATTGTACCCACCAGTGTCACTCACATCAGCTAAAGAGAATGTGCCGTTGTTCATTCTGTAAAGTTTGCCAGAATCGCCAACAAACGAAAAAACTTCATTGCTATTATTTTTGGTCGCGTAAATTCCACGTATTCTATTATCAGCAGCAGAACTTAACTCAGACAAACCATAAAACGGCCTATACCCACGCGCGGCAGGAATTACATTCTGCGCTACCGTCGTGCCTGGGTTTTGAAAGTCTGATTGATCTGGAAGCCAATCACCAAAAGGTATCATTGCGTCAACCACCTATCTGTGCCGACAATACGACTTTGGAACACAGCAGTCGCCGGAATGATGTCAGTCCAAGCCTCACCCATTTCCTCAGCCTCAACTGTTGCCGTAATTGTCATATCACCAGCCCCATCATAAGCAGCCTTGTAATTTAAGCCACTTGCACCCGTAATCGCTACACTCTCGACTGCACCAAATGCGAGTTTCGGCTTAACCTCACCCGTCGCTGACACCGCAATGTCAGCGCTTGCTGCCATATCAACAATAGTCGTTGCTGCAACGGCAGTCGCGGTAATTGAGATGGTGGCAGAACCAGTAAATCCAGCTTTGTAAAATGCACCGCTTGCAGCAACAGAAAATGCGCCTGTAACACTTGCCGCGAAAGACACTTTACGCCCCGCAGTCGCAGTACCAGTAATCGCAATGCTCTCAGCCGCAGTAACCTCGAAACGATTGATGTTATCAAGGTATTCTAACGTGCCGTAAGCATCTAAGCTGTCAAGAGTTCCCCAATTGTCGAGTTGTTCGAGTGTGGGGCCGAGAATTTCAGCCATGTTTATGCAGCCGTAATGTCAATATCACCTGATACGATACGCACAATATCACCTGAGGCGATAACCTTTGATACTGTGAATGAGCCATGTATTAAAAGGTTTCCGGCGCTTGCTGCATCAAAGATTCCCCAATGACTTACTGTACCCCAAGTTCCTGTCGCCGCAGAAAACTCAAGAGTTGAGTCATTTGAGGTTGTGCCGCTTGCCGCCGTTGAAAACGAAACTGTGATCCGGCTGTAGTTGTTTCCTGTCAACTCAGTACCAGAGTTGTCGTCGTTAAATGAAGCTGTAGCCAGCCCCAAATAAACAGTGGACGGCATTGTGTATGCCGTAGTTCCTAAAACGTGATCCAAAACCTTGTTCTCAAGGTAATCTGACATTGCACTCATTGTTACGCTCCTAGATATTCAGATTTCATTGCCAGCGCCCCTGAGTAGAACGCTTTGTCATTGTCCCGCTTGATTTCATCAATCGCCCGAGAAAACAGACCGTCATATTGCGCTGCCCGCGCTTCATCCATCAGGTAAATGTATGCAGCAGACAGCGACCCATATAGGTAGACGTCTGGGTGGCGTGTCAGAACCGTGTTCGTTAGGTTTGCATCTGACAATGCTGAGACATTTTCTGAATAGATGATTTCAATTGTGTAAGATGAATCTGGGATTGGTCGCATAGCAATTTCAGCGCCAATAACCGTGTAATACTTTGGTCGCCCGCCACCAGATGTAGAATAAGCCTCGTAGTAGTCCTTCGGTGAGGCGTAGTCCAAAACGTCAACAGGGTCAGTGTTTAGCTTGACCAAGCGAATAGACCGCAAGTCAGTCGGCAAAGATATAAACTCGTCACCAGAGGTCGTAACAGCAGTTGCACGTTTTTCCTGTGAACGTGTTTCCAGTTCACGGCTCATACGTGCCTCAGCAAGTGAGATAAACTCAGGCAAGCGATCTGTTAAATCAGAACGCGCCAAGAAATTGCCGAGAGCCGTCTGTAACTCTGTGTAAGTTGTAATCGCCATTATACCAGCCTACCGCCTGTCGCTTTGAAGCCTTTGTTCTCTTCAAGCCATTTCAACCACGCTTTCGGGTTGTCCTTCGGCTGACCGAATTTTTCCAAAAGGTGGTAATACAGCACAGTTGGTATCTCACCAATCTTGTGCTTGTGTTTCTGTGTGTTGCCGATCATGGAGCCGTAGCGATATTCGTTGGCGCTCTCTTTCGCCAAGTCCTTCACTGGATCAACATTGACCGTTGTTGTAACTCGGTGTCCATCCGCATCGCTCTCAAAGTAAGTTTTCTTACCTGTGACCGGATCAGACTTAAGAAGTTTTTTCATTTAAGAATCCCAATAAAAAAGGGGCGCTAAAAGCGCCCCTCTAAGGTTTTGCATGGAGTTAAATTTGATTAGCTACCGTCAAGACCAATCACAGCCGCGTGGGCTTTCGGTGCTTTAACGATCAACGTCCACTCAGAGACTATCGCGAATTTAGTAGCATCGCCCGTTGATGCCACATCAGATACGCTAAACATACGGCCAGGGAGGGAACCGATGCAGACGTAATCTGTGTCAACGAGATAGACCTCTGAGTTATTTGCCTGACGGTCAATGGTTACAGCCAATTCACCGAAGTCAGACAAATACAATGAAACAGAACCTACGATTGCAATGTCGCGTGGTGCAGAATACTGCAACTGCGCTGTCGCAACTGAACCTGATGACAGGTCAGAGAAGTTCTGTTTGTTTGTTGGTGACATCAGCAACATGTTAGGCTGACCACCATCATTATATGCAGCAAGCATAGCCGCATCAATTTGAGCCAAAGTCAAAGAACGTGCTGTACCTGTTAGGTCAGCAGTGTCAGAACCGTCGCCCGTTGCAAATGCCATATCCGCTGGCGCATCACCATTGGTGATCCAGTTGATTAGCTTTGCAGCTTTACGTGGGTCTGAACCCGAACGCGCTTCGTTCGCAAACAACGATTTTTCTATATCGCGTCGTTGCTCGATCCCCTTGAGTACCTTGACGTATGCGGTCTCCTTATCGCGGCCCGCTTTATCGACAACATCTAGTGTGTTTGACACTGACGCCGCTTGGACACTGATCTGGTGATAGTTGCCGTGGCGTGTTGTCGCTGTTGGGTTAGTATAGGAATAATCCGCACCTTCGTTCGCATAATTGGTCGCCGAGGCGGCAGCCAATTCTTGAACCTGCCATTCATGGAAAATACCTGTTGTAGTTTCCTTTTGTGAATTGCTCACTAGGGGCGGTTCGTCCGGGTCAATTCTATAGATGACGTCTGAAAGATCCTCACGTTCTCCAATTGCCGTCGAACTTGTATATGTAGCCATAATGGCCTCCTAAGATTAACGAGTTAAGAGGTATTCAACAGCAGCTTCCTTGCTGCCCTTTTTCCTCAGGTTGTCAAAAGCCTTACGCTTTCGGTCTGTAGCAGAGTCGGCTTTGCTCTTTGGTTGACCACTTTTCACCATCTTAGGGGCCGTCTTTACTTTCTTCTTGGCTATCGGTTTGCCCGACTGCAAGTTGTCGTAAAGATAGGCTTTACGCATTAACTCGACGTAACGACTGTCGGCTGTTTCAGCCAATTCAGCATCAGTCCACCCGTTTGCGCGGGCATATTGCACCAATGC